ATTGCAGAACAAGGTCTAAAAGAAATGAAACATTCAAGACCTACAAAAGGTAGTAATGTTACACCATACGTTGTAGATGCAGAAACAGGACAGTTAGTTAAGAATGATGCAATGGACAGAGGAACATATGGCACAGGATTTAAAAGACTATCTGGTATGGCAACTACATTGACTATGGTTCCGGCTGCAGCTGTTGAAGGTGCAAAGTGGATATACGATGTAAGTGAAGATGAAATACAGGCTTTACGTCAATTCGTACCTGAATGGTCAAAAAACTCTACATTGATTCCAATAAGAACAGATGACGATGAATTAAGATATATAGATTTTAGTCATAGTAATGCATACGATGTAATTGCAAGACCATTTAGAACATTAACAAATAATATTATAGCTGGTGAAGCAACAGATCAAACATTGTTATCTGGTTTTGTAAATGGTGTAAACGAAGCTGGTGCAGAAATTATGAATCCATTTATATCAGAGTCTATCTGGACAGAAGCTGTAACAGATTTAACGGTAAGAGGTGGTAGAACAAGTGAAGGTAGACAACTGTACACGGACCAAACACCAGCAGGAAATAAAGCTGCAATTAGATTTTTACATTTAGGTCAAGCACTTGCACCATCATACAAACAGTTTCAAAGATTAGGTCAAGCTGCATTTGGAACTCCTGACAAACGTGGAGAAGTATTAAACATTGGACCAGAGCTAGCAGGATTTATGGGACTACGTCCTATCAAAGTAGACCCATTAGCATCTATGGGATTTAAAATTGCTGAGTATCAAACAGGTATAAGAAACGCTAGAAGAGAATTTACTGGTGGTTACTTTGGAATACTTAGAGGAGGTAGAATAAAACCAAACGATGTTATACAAGCGTTTTATAATTCAAACAGAGCAAGATTTTTAGTTCAACAAGAGATGAATAAAAATATAAGTGCTGCAAATATTTTAGGTGTAGACAATAATAGATTGAGAACAGAATTTAAAGACAGACAATTAAGTGATGCAACATTTAGAAATCTAGCAAGAGGTAAGTTTGAACCATACTTTCCATCAGAAGATATACAAGAAAGATTTAGAGAGATTGCAAACAATCTTGGTGATCCAAATATTTTTAGAGAAGTTGAATCAACATTAAGATTAATGTCTAGTGAGTTTAGATCATTACCATTAAATGGTGCATTTGATGTAGAGTTAAATGATTATTTATTTGAAGATATTGCAACACCACCGCTACCAAGTTTACCACAACCAAGTGTAAATACACAAGCAAATGTAGGAACTATTGATCCAACAACTAACTTGACAAGGACGGAGACTGCATTACTATCCCCAGGAGAACAAGTAATAAGACAACGGTTAAGAAAACCAACAGGGGTAGCATAATGGCGAAAAAATCGGCATTACAAAAAATTGAATCACATGAAAAGCTTTGCAGAATAATGCAAAAGCAAACGTTCGAACAAATAAAAGAAATGCAAGAACGAATTAAAAGATTAGAATATTGGATAGTTGGAGGTATGGGAGCTGTCCTTATAACTTTACTTACAGATATTTCAAACTAATGGAACTTACACGTAATTTTACTTTAGAAGAATTAACCAAATCGGACACAGCGATCCGTAAAGGAATTAATAATAATCCAAACGCAGAACAAATAGAAAAATTAAAAGTGTTGTGTGAAAAAATTTTACAACCAGTTCGAGACCATTTCGGCAGAGTAAAAGTGACCAGCGGTTTTCGTAGCCCAGAGCTGTGTCAGGCCATCGGTAGCTCACCAAATTCACAGCATGCACGTGCAGAAGCGGCGGATTTTGAAGTGGTAGGAGTAGACAACTGTGAACTTGCAGATTGGATACATAGAGAGTTAGAATGGGATCAATTGATACTCGAATACTACACTCCTGGTGAACCTAATTCTGGTTGGATACATTGTAGTTATACTGAAGGCATGCCAAGAAAATCTTTTTTACATGCATTTAGAGAAGAAGGTAAAACAAAATACAAACCTATACTTGGTAAAGCAAAAGAAATATTTGTTTAAAACAAAACAGGTTTTAAAAGAAAATCAAAAGACACTATTCTTTTTTTAAAATTAATTTTATTTGGCTCTGTGTAGTGCATTAAAAATTGTGGCACTATTACTATGTCTCCTAATTTTACTTGTGGTGTATACAAAACAGTTCTATCCTTTTGATTATTCCAAGGTTGAATGTAAGTTGTTTTTGGAGAATCTGGTTTCATATCTAAATATAAGATACCACAATATCCTGTTGAGCTATGATTATGGGGCACGTGATAATCACCTTTGTTATAAACAACAGACCAAACTCTTTGTAACAATATTTTAGAATTATATTTAGCTTGCATTAAACTAAACTCATCTTTAAATATTTCTCTAAACTCTGTATTGATACTGCATTTATCTCTATTGCTACCAAAATTAGCTTGAGGTCTCTCTGGATATCTAGCTAATGCTTTCTCTAGTTTTTTCTTTTTGTTTTTAAAATTAATGCATTGAATTTTAAAAAATTCTATTTTAAACACAGGTTCTATTTCATATTTTATATCCATGTTTTTAACTCTTCTCCTAAAACTTCAGATGCTATATTTATTTTTTTACGTAATGCTTTTGTTATCTTTTCATCTACCGTATCTTCCGCTATAATGTCGACATATGTTACCGATTTTGTTTGTCCTATTCTGTGCGCTCGGTCTTCTGACTGTAATCTTTTTTCTAAATCGTAACCATTAGAATAATAGATAACAGTGTTAGCTTGCGTAAGCGTAATACCATAACCACCAGTCTGTGGTGTACCTACAATAAACCTACAATTATCATCGTTCTGAAACTTCTTAATATTTTCTTGTCTTTCTTCTTGTGGCGTTAATCCATAGTAATCAACCACGGATCCCGGACCATAAACTTTTACAATGCTTTCTATTATATTTGTAATATCTCTTTGATAGTTGGCCCAAATAATAGCTTTACCTTCAGTCTCTTCTAATACATTCATTAGTTCTGTAATTCTATTGTTTGGTATTAATTGTGTAGACCCATCATCAGCAGTAAAATGTCCACAAGTTATTTGATGCATTCTCATAAGCTGAGTTAACACAGTTACTGTAGATGTAACTTTACCATTTAGTGTAGCAAGCGCTGTCTTTTTCATTTGATCATATGCTTTTCTTTGTTCACTTGTAAGAACAATATGTCTTTTAGTAAAATTTTTAGGTGGTAAGTCTAGACAATCTTCTTTCAATACTCTGTAAGAAAATCCATGTAGTTTATCAGATAACTCTGCAAGGTTTTGAAAAGCATGTACGACTTGTATTGTTCGACCTCTTACATGCATAGATTTCATTACAGCATATCTATTTCTAAAAGAATAATATGATGCATGATCTAATAAGTAGGGATCTAAAAATTCACACTGTGTGTATAGATCAAGTGGATTTTTAGTTACAGGAGAACCTGTCATAATACGTCTATATTTAGCATACTTACTAAGGTTAATAATATTTTTAGTGCGTTTTGCTGTTGGTGTTTTAATTGTTGTAGATTCATCAATAGCCATTAATACTCTGTGTGAGTTTAAAAATTTAGCTGCAAACTTCATACCTTTTTCTGTGCTAAACGCTTCAACATTCATAACTAAAATATGTAGTGATGTTTCTATTTCAAATAAACTTTCTAATTTTTCTTGTTGTCCTTTTGTAATATTTGGTTGCCATAATACAGTCACATTTTCTATGTGGTCTGGTAAGTGCGTAGGAAGCTCTTGCTCGTACCAGGTTTTTATAACACCTTTGGGAGCTACAATTAATGCACCATCTATCTTGCCTTTGTCGTAAAGCATAGACATGTTATCGATTAAAACTTTTGTTTTACCGGTACCCATCTCCATAAAGTAGGCATACGTTTCTTTATGCCACGACTTTTCTAAAGCAAGCATTTGATGCTTGTATGGTTTTGTTTTAAATTTATATTCCATTTACTTTCTAGTTGACAATATACTTATTATAATTATATTGTCAAGTGATGTCAGAAAGAATAGTTTATGTAATACAACATATTGCTGGAAGTCAAGCAGGTACTCCTAAAATAAATATTATAGGTGCACAAAAATATGGTGACTTTAAATTTTTATTGCCAGAGTTTTCGCAAATGATTTTTTCTCCAGGTCCTTTAATTTATAAATTAAGACAAGGGTTAAAAAATTTTAAAGAGAAAGATCATTTATTGTTAACAGGCGATCCTGCATTAATAGGTGTAGCGTGTTCTATAGTTTCTGATATTACTAACGGTAAATTTAATTTACTTAAATGGGACAAACAAGAAAGAAAATACTATCCAATAGAAATAAACTTATATGAAAGAGGAAAAATACATGAGTAATATTTCTATCATACAAAAAAATAATTTTTTAGAAGATAACTTTTGTGATTTTTTTGTAGACTATATTAGTAATAGCAAAAATAAAACTACACACAGAGATACTAATATTATATATTGTGATAGAACAGCTGTCTTAGATCAAATAATAGAGTTTAAAGTATTATTAGCTAAGTTAACTTTTTTTGTAAAAAAATATTCTGTAAGTACTTGTATAAACTATTCACAAATAGTTGAATGGCCTAAAAATTCATTGCAACCACCGCATTTAGATTTTAATTATCATACATATACATCAATTTTGTATTTAAATGATGATTATGAAGGGGGTGAAACTTTAGTAGGAACTAAAGTTATTCGTCCTAAGAAAGGTAAGATTGTTTTGTTTAAAGGAAACAAAATAAAACATCAAGTATTAAAAATAAAATCAGGAAAGAGATATACTAATCCGACCTGGTATATAACACCAACTAGAAAGGAAAAAATAAATGTCAATTGATTTTGAACAAGACCAACAAGACGCAATGAAAAAAACTGGTAATATCCAGTCACTTGCAGATCAAGTTGAATCATTAGAGAAGGTTGTTTCAACAATAGAAGCAGCAGAAGAAAATATAAAATTATTAAAAAAGAAACGAGATCATATATCAGGTGAAGTTATACCTACTATGATGAGTGAGATGGGTCTTGCAGAACTAAAACTGCACGATGGATCACATCTTAAAGTTTCAACGTCGTATCGTGCTACTATTACAGAAGCAAATAAAGAATCGGCGTTTAACTG